TAGACCACGTAGCCCATGCCCAGATGGTCCACGCGGCTTCCCTCTTTCGGCAGATCCTCCATGTCGCCACCGCGCTCGATAGTGCAAGCGACGCACGATTTGCCGTACATGAAGCGGCCAGAGTAGGACCAGGGCTGCAGTTCGCGATTGAGAATCGCGTCGACCAGATCCATTGTTGTGTTCAGAATCATCATACGCGCTCCACGGTGCCGACCAGTTGGCCATCGGCGATTTCGAACAAGACGTGCTTGGCGATGTTGAGGTAGCGGCGTGCCCGCTCGGTGTCGCCCACGGCCATCAGCTCTTGCGCGTCGGACATCAACCCGGCCACCACCATGTGGCCACCGGAGCATTTGTAAGTGATCGAGTCGGTCAGATCGCGAATGTACTGGTCGATGTCGGCCACGCCGTACATGCTCATGTTGCAAACGATTTGTGTTCTGGTCAGTGCCATAGTGCTTGTCCTCTATTGGTTGGTTGAAAAGCCCGATTATAACACACGTGGGACAATCTGTCAAGTACCCCCCTCCAAGAACCGATCGATCTCCTGGGACAGCGAGTGCAAACCGCTGTTAACGAGCTTGACCACCGGGACCACCGCACGCACCCGGTCCTGCGCTGCGTGGCTGATGAACTTGGTCATGAGAAAAGCCGCGTCGCAGCCTTTCGGTATAGCCCTGGATTTCGCCTCGTCCGCTGTATAAAACAGCAGGTCCACATTCTGCTTTCGGTACTGGGTTGCGATCATGCTCGCTTGGCTGTCCAGCAGCCCCACGACAAGAATGAACGGGCGCGGCTTCGTGTACGATTCGGGCAACCAGCCACCATCGACCGATGCACGCCGGAACTCGGCATTTCGCTTTGCGTATTCCGCGTCGTAGTCAACGTGCCCGTAGTCCGGCTCCGGTCTGCGCATTCGAGCCTCGACTTTGTCGAGCACTTGCTCCACGAGCCGATCCACGAGCGCGGCGAAAAGTACGCCTATGTCGGTATCGTTTTGCAATGGCGGTGGTGGCACGGGTTCGGCAACCTTAGGTGCGGGTTTGGGCAGATTCTTCACCCGGGCTTTCGCGGTAGTCCTCGCCTCCTCTATTCGCGCCTTGTAGGTGTGCACGCGTTGATCGGTGATTTTCACACGGCGATCTTTCACTAGCACGTTTTGCGCGTGGTGCATCGCGGTGCGGTTCGTGGTGAGCGGCTGCTCGATAAACACATCGATCATCGATGCGAACACGGCAGTCTTTTCTTCGTTTGTCCAAACGGTTCGAGTCATGTCTTTTGTCCTCTATGCTAAAAAAAGGGGAGACCATCGCTGGCCCCCCCGAACTCTTGGCAACTGCAGCATTTCGCCGCAGCCCCCCGATTATACCAGCGCTATCGCGGTGTCCAGTGCGTCGCGTTTGAGGCGTGCACCGGCACCGAACCAAGCGGACTGCAAGCGGGTATCCCGCGATGTCGCACCACGCTCGTGGTCGGCGAACCGAGTGACTGCGTTGAGCAAGCCCCAAGCGGTGCCGGTCGCGGTCTTGGTGCGTTGGCCCACGCCGTCGAGGTAGATCTTGGTCACCAGCTCGATCATCGGGCGCTTGGCCTTGGGGTCGATCTCCTCGTCTTCGCCGTAGAACACGTCGAGGAAGTACTTCGCGGCTTCCTCTTTCGACACTTTGCGCTTGCTCAGCGTCGTGGCGTTCGACTTGAACTGGTCCCAGGCTCCCCCGACTAGACCCAGCTCGGTCTTGAATCGCACCGGGTTGAACTGCGTGCTGTGCGGTACCCGGATCTGGCCCGATTTGTTGCCCACGGCAACGGACAGCGTGTTGTTGCACACGACGCGGGTGGTCGTGAACTGTGCACTGTTGGACAATGTGCCATCGCACGATGTCGCGAGCAGCAAGTAGGGGAGGACCACATCGCCACCACCCACGTCGAACGAATCATCAGCCTTGGCCAACGCCCAGTAAGTCGCGCCATTGCGCAGCATTCCGGCGGTCTCCATCTTGAAGCCGCCCACGTCGCACAGGTCGCGGAAGAACTCCATCACGTCGCGGGGTTGGGTGATGTGGTAGTTGCTCGACATCACCGAAAGGGGAGCACCTGTATCGCTCCGGTACAACGCCCAGCGCTTGGGTACGGTCTGCATGCGGATCGGAGCGTCGTTCTCGTCGCGCACCTCGTAGGCGATCGCGCCCTTCTTCACGGTCCAGTCGAACCCGGCTTCGCGGGTCCAGGTATCGAGATTCGCATCGGGGGTCAGCACCTGACCTAGACCGTGCCACGGGGTCTCGCCGACGTAGGCCATGGATGCTTTACCGGCAGCGTTTGTGTGTAATTCGTGAGCCATTGTGAGTCCTCTATTCGTTGGTTGATGAAGATGCTATTATAACACGCGTGGGACAATCTGTCAAGTATTGTCCGATCCGATTCGGGTCAGCGGCATACCGTCCAAGCGGGCGTCGCTCAGAATGCGCTCGTGTAACTTGGCTAAATACTTGCGTACTTCGCGGTCCTGTGCGTCGCTCAGACCTTGCAGATCGCTGGTGTGGCGATTGTACACGGCCGATATCCAGTTGGCGGCCAGATCGTGAGCGTACTGCCGAGGGGTATATCCTTGTATTTGCATGGTGTCCTCTATTCGTTGGTTGATGAAGATGCTATTATAACACGTGTGGTACAGGCCGTCAAGTATTGTCCGATCAGTCCATCGTTTCCCAGGTCAAGCCTTGGTGTCCGCAGTCGTAGCAGTACCAGCCCATCTTGGCCCACGAAAGGTCCAAGTGCGGGTCGGTCTTTTGCGCCAGAATCCGCACCTCCATGTCGCTGCGACACGCGGGGCACGTCTGCTCGGTCTCCTCCGATTCCTCGGGTTCGTCTATACCGTTTTCTACCATGGTCGCCCCTTTCAGTCTGTTTCGCCGGTGGACTCATCAGCGAAGGTGTACGGCGGGTTGTGGCTCAAATCGGCCAGCCAGCCGATGGCGCGTATTCGGGCCTCTTGCTTTGCAAGCTGCTCGCGCAGCAGACCCATTTCGGCGTTGAGCCGCCGAATGTCCTCGAGCGCGTCGCCTAACGCTAGATCGAGGATTCGCTCTTCATCGGTCATCCGGGTCTCCAAAGAAGGAAGTCGAGGGCCAGCACGATGAGTGCTACCAGCACCACCACGCGCTCAACAGTCTGGAACAGTGTGTGGTTGAACGGGCGCATTACAGGATCTCCATCTGGCGGATGTTCATCTTCTCGACACTGTTCATGTGGTCCTTGCACCACTCTTCGCCCAGCGCGGCACGAGCTGCTGCAGTGTCCATGCGTTGCTCGCTGGTGAACTTCACCTCGAGCTGGTAGGACTTGCCTTTGTACACCATGTCCTGCCCCGCGCAGTCTTCGCGCAGCGCCTCCTTCAGCAGCTTCTCGCGAGCAGTCAGAGCACGCAACTGGTCGCGCACTTGAGCCAATTCGTCAATCATCGCGGTGGTGATCGTAGCACGGGTCCGGGTCTTGCTCATGTTGTCCTCTATCGGTTGGTTGTGGAAGGCCTAATTATAACACGGGCGGGATCATCTGTCAAGTATTCTCTCGGCACTGATTTGGGCATACCCGGCTATGTCGACCCACGAATCCCGGTTCTCCGGGTTGCCGTTAAGAATCCGCGACACTTTGTGCATGATCATGTCGAGCGATTCCTTCTGGTGCGATTTCAACCGTTTCCACCCGTCTTGCTCACGCATGTACTCTTTTAGATCTTGCGCGATAATCCCTTGGTGTGTGAAATCCCCGTATTCGACCCCGCGCTCGTCGGTGATCGCTTGTAGGTTAACTTTCATGTGCTGCAACTAGTCCCCCTTTTCTATATCGTCCACGCAATGCTTCCTCGGCCCCAGACTGCTCCAGCAGCTTCCGGGCAATGTCCTCCGGGGTTAACCCACGTTCTATACCGCTCATGAACGCCTCGGTAGACCCTGCACGCCCCAGCAGACCCGGACCAAACGCCCGAGAAGACCCGTAGTAGTTCCCCGGCTGAGCACCCTCTTGCCGTGCTCGCTGGGTGTAGTATTTCAAAGCATCCAGGTCCATCGGGTTCGCGAGGTCGAAAATACTCTCGCTCGCCATCCCCTCGGGTCCATGCGCCCGGGCCAGTTGAGCCTCGCGTAGCGCCAGCAGCCCGGTCTGCGCATCGGGCGAGTAACGTAGCGTGT